CGTGCTGGGAACCGTTGGCACTTCGCATGGACGATGCCCCAGCACAGGCAACGCCGGAGGCACCGAAGATGATCAATCCGTACGTTGCTCAGTTTGATCCCTATGGTGGATCAGGCGGGCTCAATCCGTACGCTGGCAGGTGAATCCCCCTCCGGTGAGGGGTGGCATCTATTAAGGACCGTCTTGTTGACGCAGTGAAATCCCTCTTGGGGTTCAGCGCGTACGAGCAACACAACAACAAATTCGGTTACGACCTCGACGACAGGGTCATCGAGCAGACTCGCGAATCGTTGGGCGGGCAGCTTCAACCGCTTGTTCAATCCCAAACCCATTGGTTCTTAGCCGATCTCGATCGAGCAACCCACCAGGCTGACGCCGGCCGCTTGGTAATCATCGGCCAACTCAATCGGGCGGTGATGCGTGACGGTCTGATCTCAGGCCTGATGAAAACGCGGACGGCTGGTCTAGTCGCTCTGCCCAAGCGCTACCGCGGCGATCCCAAGATGATTGCGGCTCTGACAGCGGAATCGGGGACACGCTCGGAGTTTGACGAGATGTGCTCGCCTACTGAGCTGGCCCGCCTGGCAGCCGATATGGAGTTCTGTGGTGTTGGTGTCGGCGAACTCAAGCCAGTCGTCGGCCGTGTCATTCCGATCCTAGAGCGGCTCGATCCTCAGTTCCTCGTGTACCGACGGAACGAGAACCGTTGGTACTACCAATCGGTTGCGGGGTTGCTGCCCATCACCCCTGGGGATGGACGCTGGGTGTTAGTCACTCGGTCGAGGATCAATCCTTGGCAGGATGCCCTCTGGCCAGCGCTAGGTCGAGCGTACATTCACAAAGAGCACGCAATCCTTAATCGAGGCAATTTCAGCTCGAAGCTAGCGAACCCGGCTCGTATTGCCCAGTCACCGGCAGGGGCGACCGAAAGCGAACGCCTAGGGCTCCTCGATGCGTTGATGCAGTGGGGAACCAACACGGTATTTTCCCTACCACCGGGTTACGAGGCCAAGGTCCTTGAGTCGACTGGTGGCGGTTGGCAGGTGTTCGGGACCGAGGTCGACACCTCGAACCTCGAAATCATGATCGCGATTGCCGGCCAGGTAGTCACCGTGACCGGTGGCACCGGATTTGCCAATGCCGATATACATCAGACGATCCGGGCGGACCTAATATCTGAGACCGCCCAAACTTTGGCGCATGCGGTCAACACGCAGATCCTGCCGGCTTGGGCGTATCTGCGATTTGGACCGGATTCGCTGGCGACTTGTCCACGTATCAAGTGGGACACATCGCCGCCAGCTGATCGAAAAGACGAAGCCGACTCGCTCACAGCAGTGGGGACCGCGATCGAGAAACTCAATCAAGTGCTCGCCACTGGTGGACGCAAGCTCGACATCGACGAGTTCATTGCTCGCTACGGGATCCCCGTACTGCAAGCCAACTCGTCAACCGACGGCCAAGCAACCGCCGTGAAGGTCGAGCCAGCACCGGAGCCGACTCCAGATTCCGAGAGCGAGGGGGACAGCAATGGCGACGAGTGAAATGAGGGTCTTCTCACCCCGTGGCGTGATCGCGCTTGAACCAAGTGCTTTCGGCCTCGAATGGGCAATGCAGACGCAGGCGGATCCGTTCTGCGTCGTCGGCAAAGCCGCGATCGTAAGCATCAGCGGTCCATTGGTTTACCAGCGGACGCCCGAGAACTGGTTTCAAACCTACGGCGACATTGCCTGTGCGGTTCGGGCTGCCTCCCAGGCTCCCGGCACTGACACCATCGTCCTCAAGATCAACAGTCCTGGTGGTGAAGTATCCGGTGCATTCGATTGTGCCCGGGACATTCGTAACATCGCCCAGGCGGCTGGCAAGAAGCTGATCGCTTTCACTGAGAGCCAAGCCAGTTCGGCAGGGTACGCCCTCGCCTGCGCTGCCGATCAGATCGTCATTGCTGACGTAGCCACGGTGGGATCGGTCGGTGTCGTCACGATGATGGCAGACGCCAGCAAGCTCGACGCAGCCATGGGGCTCCGCTTCACAGTGATCACCTCCGGTGCTCGCAAAGCCGATGGAAATCCCCACGTAGCAACGACAGACGCAGCCGTTCAGGCGGTCCAGGCGACCGTCGATGCAACGGCGGCAGTGTTCTTTAACCACGTGAGCGAGCGTCGCTCAGTGCCCGTTGACGCTGTCATTGGGCTCGACGCTAGGCAGTTCGTTGGAGTGGCGGCCGTCGGTGTTGGCCTTGCCGACGTAGTTGAATCGTTCTCATCGCTGCTAGGTCGAATTGAGAATCCCCCTCTCGTCTCTGCGGAGTCAAACGCAATGCCGGACGACGAGAAGAACGACAAGAAAGAAGACGCGACGCGAGCCAGCCTCGTGACGGCTTCTGAGAGCGATGACCAGGATAAGGCTGCCCGCGCTAAGCGTGCCCTTGCCGCCTACGATTCGGATGAATCGGACGACGACAAGAAGAAGGATGACGACAAGAAAGATGCGGCGGCCTCGGCTGCTGTCACTTCCGCTGTCGCTCCTCTCGCACGTCAACTAGCCGCACAGCAAGCCGAGCTGGCTGCCCTCAAGGCCAAGGCCGATGCATCTGACCGCGCTGCGATCTTCGCTGCTCGCAAGGATCTCAGCCCAGAGCTAATCGAAGGCCTAAAGGGAACTCCAACGAGTTCACTCAAAGCTGTCGTCGATGCGATTCCGGTTTCTGCCGGCTTCGTGAATCCCTACGTGGCGGAGACCAAGACGCCTCCGACGCAGGGGAATACAGCTCAAAACGGGATCAATCCGAACTCACGAATGGATTCGTTGATGGGTCTCACCAAGATTACGTCGGGCACTGAGTTCGACGGCGTCACGCAGACCTTCGGCGTCAAGAAGGTTGTCGGGGGTGCACAGTGACCGCTCTAGCCAAGTCTCGTTCGATCAAGGTCGTCGTCCTCAACGGCGCGAGCATGCTCAGCACTGCTGAGACCGTGTACCAAAACGGAATTTGTTGCATCGACACCAGCACTGGACTTTTGAAGAAGGCCACCGCATCGACCACGTTGATCCCGATCGGGCTCTACGAGGAAGACACGATCGTCGCTTCTGGCGGCAAGGCCTCTGTGAAGTTCATGAAGGAGATCGCGGGCGCTTGGTTCGGCAATAGCGCCTCTGGCGACGCAATCGCTCAGGCCAACGTGGGCAGCACTGTGTATCTGGTCGATGACCAGACTGTGGCCCTCACAAGCAATTCTGGCGCTCGAAGTGCCGCCGGAATCGCGCTCTTCGTCGACTCCGTCAAAGGCGTCTTCGTGAAGTTCGGCACTTCTTTCTGAAATCAACCGGTCTTCTGATCCGGTGGGGATCGGTCGACTGATCGCTTGTTTGTGGGGCGGGGACAATGGGGCAACTTTCAGCATCTTTCACGTTTGATCTTGAGTCGCGTATGCGGCTCGTCTCTGAGTCGGAATACAACCGCCTCACATCGCGACTCTGGTGGACTCAAGTCGCCAAGGAGATCACGATCAACTCCAAGAAGGAGCACGTTTCGTGGATGATGGATACCGCTGGTATCCAGTACACGGGAGACCGCTTCGGTAACTCGGTTCAGTTCGAGGACATCGTCCTCAACTACACTGAGTTCACGTACCAGAGCGCCACCAACGGCCTCAAGCTGAACAAGAATCAGCTTCTGGACTACGACGGCAACGGCGTAAAGCTGGCCGCTCAGTGGGCTCGTGAGCAAGGTGCTTACGCTGCTTACTGGCCGCAAAAGAACATTGCCGATGTGATCCGCAAGGGTGCCACAGCCGGTAACAACTCGTACGACGGCGTGACCTTCTTCAACGTTGCTCACCCGCTGAATCCCTACGATTCAACGATCGGCACGTACTGCAATTGGTTCCACGGTTCTCCGTCCGGCAACAACCCCGGCGCTTTGCCGATCGACAGCTCCGTCACTCTTGACGTAGCCGTCAACAACCTCACCAAGGCGATCTCCGCCATTGCCACCATTCCGATGGCGAACGGCGTCGATCCTCGCATGCTTCGCGCTCGTGGCTTGCTTGTTCCTCCGGCACTCGTGCCCAGGGCTCAGCAGATCACCAACGCAAAGTTCATCGCTCAGGCGGCTGCCTCGGGTGGTGGTGCGGCTGACTTCTCGGCAGTGGTCACCAACTGGGGTTTCGATCAACCGATCGAAGCCACTGAGCTGGCCGCCGCGTTCGGTGGGTCCGACACTTCGTACTACCTGATCACGGAGCAACTCTCCTCGAACGAACTTGGCGCTCTCGTGTACGCCAATCGTGATCCATTCGCGATCACGTACAACGATGGCGTGACCGATGCTCAACTGGCCCGTGACAACGGCCTCCAGTGGATCATCCGTGGCGAGAACCAGGCCGCGTACGGGCATCCGTACCTCCTGTTCCGCATCGACGCATCCTAATCCTAGCGGGTTAGACGGGGAATGATCGAAGGGCGCCACGAGCGCCCTTCTTTCTTTGGGGGACTGATGGCGTATCTAACGGTTGAACAATTCCAGGCGTTGGCGGTTTGTCCGTCGAGTTACGTCGATCAGATCGAGAGCGAGCAACCCGGGTGGACGCTCACTCAGCTCAATTTCTGGTCATCGTTCATCGATTCACGATTGGCCAAGCGTTACGCCACACCCTTTGACGCTGACTCGCCTCCCCTGGTGGTCCAAGGCTGGCTTACACGGCTCGTGACTGAGCGTGTGTATCTCCGTCGTGGCGTTGACAGCGTCGATGCTCAGATCATTTCGATCCAAGAAGACGCAAAGAACGCCCAGGCGGAGATCAAAGAAGCCGCCGATAGCAAAGACGGACTGTTTGAGCTGCCCGTGCGTGCGGATGCTCCCGGCGGTGACGGTGTCAGCCGTGGCAAAGTCCTGACCTACAGCGAGCAAAGCCCTTACACGTGGACGTTCGTTCAAGAAGAGAATGGGCGTTGTGAGCGGTATCGCTAATGGCCAGAGACAACGGCCAGGGCTTCAAAGACCTCGACGCCATGATCCAAAAGATCAAGGCCGTGGGTCTCATACCTAAGGAGGTAGCTCCCCAGGTAGCGGACGCACTCCGTGCTGAGATCACGAAAAACATCGCCGCTGGTGTCGACCCCGGTGGCAAGCCCTGGAAGCTAACCGAAAAGGGAGAGAAGCCGCTCAAGAACGCAGCCGCATCCCTCGACGTGAAGGCGGTCGGAACCGTCGTCTTGGCGAAGCTAACGGGCCCTGTAGCGCTCCATCACCTTGGGGCGGCTCGTGGTCACATCCGCCGTCAAGTCCTGCCTAGCAGCCGCCTACCGCAGCCAATGACGCAGGCAATCAAAGCTGTGCTCACGAAGGCATTCAAAGCCAAGACGGGAGCCAAGTAATGGCCGTCGTCTTTGCCATTGAGAACCTATTCAACGCCGTGGTGGCTCGCTTCGCAGCCGAAGGCACGTTGATCCCCAATACGTTCGGTTGGAAAGAACCCGTGCGATCGAGCAGCGAGGTCAACCGAATCGTGTGGGTTCCCGGCGATGGCTCGAACTCACTGGGTGATCTTGGTGCTGCCAAGTATCCCGGCGGCCTTCCCGCCCGACCGTTGGGCATGCTCAACGAGCTTTTCACCGTCTACATCATTGGCGCCGACCCTCAGCAAGTACAGAGCGACTTGGCCCAGTACCACGCAACTAGGCTCAACTACGACGCTTGGGTCCGAGCCGTCTACAAGGCTGCTCACGGGACATACACGATCAAATCACAGGCATGGCACGGCGACCGCAAAGAGGGCCGCTTCGGTGCATGCATAAAAGTCGTGTTCTCGATCCAGGCAGTGATCCCAGATTCGATCGTTACGTTGGCTCCTGTTGACGTTGTCGCTGATGCCGTTGCTGAGCTTGGTGAGTCCGAC